CAGATAACCCTGGGAGTACCAGTGTGAATGCCGGCGTCCGTAACCTAAATCAAGACGGTAATTATTCCCAGTCTACACAGAGTGCTTGAGGGGCATCAACTATTGCCAAATCGCGGTTGGTAACCACGCGACTCATTATTTCTAAACAATCGACCAAGCCGAAGGTCACACCATAAGCATCCATCAAGAACTCCCTAGTAACATCCTCGCTGCAAAGGACGGTCTCTTCCAAGATCGACCTTTCGAGCGATTCAATGCTGGGAGCACCAGATGTGCGGGTAAACCAACTGACCTCATCGATGGACAACAATGCCTTGTCCTCCTCCATACCGTAACGTTCCAAAAAGATATCCCTCAAAAGCGGGAAATGCCTAAACTCATAAGCGTAGCTCAACGCCTTGCCAGCCATGTATGCCGAATCGGACAATGCCGCATTCGGTGATACACGTACATTAAACCTGGCCAGCGCTTTGCCTAGTTTAGGCATCATGCAAGGTACATCTACATCCACGCATATGCGTCTGCTTAGGAGAGTCGCCTCTCCTTGTAGCTGTGGACAAGCTGCGGTAAGCTTCATCTTCGGATGGGCCGCTACCCATGCCTCGATTCGGCTCATTGACACCGCAAACTTGTGCATCCCCAAGTAATCATCCCCCAAGATGACTGCGACAGCACTGTTTCCAGACTTAACTGCATAAACAGACTCGATGGTTGCGTTCCACACGCTATTGCGTGGGGTGGTTATCGTCGTCCCGGTGGGCAGCTGGTGGCTCAGCTGCGCACGGTGTCCAAACTCAAGGTTCACGGTCTTAAAGTGCCGCATGTCGATTAACAACTTGCGGAACCAAGACGGTGCCCCAACAACTTCGCAAAACTTATCAAAGACAACGCTTGCACCTTTACGTTGCCTGAGATCATTCGCACTGAAGTCAGCCTCAAAACATTCGGTGTACCCATCCTCCTGGGCGTCCCGAAGATGTTGGGCCAATTCCACGTCTTGACATTTATATGCCATCTTAAAGTGAATTGGTCCCAGACTTGTCCTTGAAAAACATTCCACCAGCCGTTCGCAAAGTACCATTGCTACTGGACCGGTCAAAGCGTTGAAGTGGTCGTTGCCAGCATAAATTAGCCGGGGCGCCCACTTGTTGTCGTAACGCTTAAGGAGTGCTTCAACCTTTACCGAAAGAGTTTTAGTGCCGAGGTAGTCAGGATCGTCCTCACATTCAAAAAGCTCAAGAAATGCTTTCTTCATGCGGACTTGCTTAGGCGGATCCATCTTACTCAACCAGCGATCAAAAACTGACTCGTCTACATCAAATGTTTCGAAGTCGACCCGCTTAGCAACACCGTCCCATAAGGACAGCGCTGTGCGCATGAACTCGGGCGTGCAATCGTCATCTTTATCGGGCTGGGAGTTACTGCGTTTATCAAACGCGGCCAGATAAGATTCGAAAGA